AAAAAGGAGAAATAAAAATGAATAAAGAACAATTAAAGGCCGCTCTTGCATCATACGGACGCTCTGTCCTAGGTGCTGGACTAGCATTGTACATGACAGGTGTAACAGATCCAAAAGATCTAGCATATGCCCTATTGGCAGCAATTGCCCCAGTAGCATTACGTGCAATTAATCCAAGCGATACAGCATTTGGAAGACTTCCAGATGTAGCAGAGATTGAAAAAGCAGCAAAGTCTGCTAAAGCAAAGAAAAAGAAGTAACTTTATGATGGGTGGGGTATTGTGTAAAAACTTTATCCCACTTAATTAAACAATATTTTATTGCCATTTAAAACTGGAATATCAATAAAATCATCATCTTTTATATTAAATGTATACCATAGTACTAGTGTGTGTCTAAATCCCTTTTTAATAGTTTGTACACCATGCTTAAATCTAGATGGAAACATTATTAAATCTCCAAGTTTTGGTTTTATTGTTTTGTTTAAATCTGGAAAGTATAGTTCTCCACCCTCATAATCATTGTTTAAATAACATAGTGCTGACAGGTTATATCTGTAGTATCCATTTGGTATTGCTGGATCTCCATTAGGAGTTTCACAATCAGAGTGTATTGATAATAATTTATTTTTTTCATAATTCCAGTTAACAAAATGTGCTGGCATAATGGGATCAGTTTCAAATTCTACATTATATTTTTGTGTGTAGTTTTCTAAAACTTTTTTAAACATGGATATTTCAATATTGCTAACCAATTTATAAATATTTTCATCATCTATACTATTTTTTTCTATTAAAACTTTGTCATTATTTTTTTGAATAAAATCACTCATTATTTTACAATCATCATTACTTAAAAAATTAGGAATTATCTTTATAGTGTCTTCAGAATTGCCTATTTTTTCAAACTCTTTAATATACTTGGGATATCTTTTGCTGATTCTTTCAACAGCCCTCAAATATCCTATCCTGTCAAATTCTTCCACATATCTAGAATATTGACTATTTTCAGGCTCATAGCCTTGTTTAATTTTAACATATTCATCATTATTAAATTTGTCCATATGTATAGTATACCACCCAGATAAAGGTGCTATAATTGACCCATGGAAGAATTAATCAATAAGGCAATCCCTGTAACAGGTGATTTTGTTGCTTTTAAAATAGACGACGAACTTAAAGTTGGAAGAATTGAATTTATTATGGATCAACCTGGATGGTTGGGGTTAGAAGATTCTGAATATGCAGTAGAAACAAAAGAAGGTCAGATTGCAGTTTTAGTTAGATGTTACGAAGAAGAAGACGGTATCTGGGAAGAAGAGCAAGAATTATATACATTAAAGTTATCAGATTTAACAAGAATAGATTCACTTATGGTTGAAAGAGATGTTGTTACAGAAGAAACTGGTGGAATGTTAACACCACTTCCAGATGAAGAAATGAATAAACAAGCACCATGTTGGGATGGATACGTACAACGTGGAATGAAACCAGGTGCTAATGGTAAACCAGTTCCTAATTGTGTTCCTGCAAAAAAATCAGCATTTGAAGGTTTTGGAAAAGATTATACAAAGTCAACTAGAATAAGTTTGCAATGAGCAACAACAGATTAAGAAAAAATAGAAAAAAAAAGCATGCTCATAATCCAATTCAAGTAAAAGATGGGTGGATTGTTCGTGTTAGAAAAGATGGAACTGTTAAAGAAAAACTTTCAAAATATATAGTTAGTGATAAAAAAGAAAACAATTTATAAAAAATATTATTTAACAATTAAAGGTAGATATTTGATAAATCCTTCTCTTCTTTCATGCTCATGTGTTAAATTAAAGTTAGACCAATAAAAAAGATTTGAATTTTTAAACAAATCAATAAAAAAATCTGGATGATTGTGTATTACAAACTGATCAGGACCAATCTCGTATATTAATGGAAGATCGTTTTTATCAGCATATCTTATTACATATGATAAATATTTTGCAGAATATTCTTTATGAAAGGTATTTAAAAATAAAAAATCTCTTCCGTTATATGTTTCAGCACTTACTATGATTGGTGCTACGTTTGGTTTCATCCATAGTGGAACATCTTCGTATTTAAGCCACATACACTTGTAGTTACCACAAGGATTCTTGGGTGCAATTTCATGTATTGTACAGTTTTTGTTAGTTAAATCAACAAATACACATGGCTTACCTTTACCAAAAATATTTCCAAAAACACTTTCTGACAAAAATCCTTCACAACATTTACTACATGATCCACATTGTTTACTCATTACCAACCACCACCACAAACTTTTTTATAGTGAATTTTAGTTGCCTTCTGAATGCTTTTTTTTCCAGGTGCATAAATATCTAATGAACATGAAGGACACTGATAGTACCACTCTTTGCCATAATAATCATAAATATAGCCTTTAAGGGTTTTGTTTTTATTCATTACAAATTCTTCAAAAGGATAAAGTACGTCGTTTGGTATAGGCATAGAACAAGTATACCATTACACAAAAAATATGTCAATACTGATATACTATATATATGACGTGGCAACCTCATACATCAGAGTGGTTTAATACTAATATACAAGACTATGAAACTAATATTAAACCAATAATATCTAAATTTAAAGATAGCGAGATAGGGCTTGGTTTTGATATTCAAAAAATATCAAACCTTCATGTAAATTACGTTAAGAAAAATAAGATAGTTACAACTATATCAGATCCAGTTTATATATCTCATTTTACCAAAAATTATTTTCATATGATGTTTGATGAAATAGGCATATATCTTTATATAAAGCAATTTGTTCCAGATTTAAAACTATACATGTTTAGAGAATTTGATGACTATGAATTTAAGATGCCAATTAACAATAGAATTAGTGATGCTTTTTCCTACATAGGTATCGATATCAGTAAGTATTTATTTAATTTAAATGAATGTAATATATTATTTAACAATGTATATGATATAAACAGTAAAGCATATCTAAGAGATAACTCAGATCAATATAAAGAGATATTAAAAATATTAAAAAATCATTTTGTTAATTTTATAAAAGATGAGAGTAGATTTGATAATATATATATAACAAGAAAAACTGTTAAAGATTTTATAAACCCTAATAGAGAAATATTAAATGTAGATGTTATTGAACAATATTTTGAAGATATTGGTTATATGGTACTTGATTTAAATGACATATCTTTTTTTGATCAGATGCAAATTTTTGGAAATGCAAAAAAGATTGTGGGCCCAAGTGGTGCTGGATTTACTAACCTCATCTTTGCCAAAGAGGGTACTGTTGTTGTTGAAATAAATCCAGATATAGAGTCTCACTTGACAGAAATATTTAAACAGATGGCTGAATCTTACAGTCTTAATTTTAGTAGAATCAATCTACCAAAAGTTTTAGATGGTTATGAAATAGTTAAGATATTAAAAGAGCAGTTTCCAGACATGCTCAGGTCCCTCTAGTTAATATTAAATAACTATGAGTCTATTTTACCTGAATTTGTTTGGGTTTTTTGTCTTCTGGTACGATTCTTTCAATCTTAACAGTTAACAGTCCATCAACTAATTCGGCATTAGTTACTTCCATATATTCACCCAGTGCAAAAATGCGGGTAAACTTACGAGAACTAATTCCCTTATATACAGTCTGAGAATCATCTGTATTGGCTTTCTTTTCACCTTTAATGATGAGTGAACCATTGTCTATGGTTACCTCAATATCATCTTTAGTAAAGCCAGCAAGGGCAATATCTACCTCATATGTATCTTCATCAATTTTGATTAGATCATAGGGTGGATATCCAGTATTGTTTGTTTGTACTTTCTTGAAACGCTCTAATTCACGATTAAAGCCAACAAAAAAGGGATCTTGAAAAAGATCCAGCATAGATGTTACCATTTGTTTCTCCTTTTCAGCGAGTTGTTTTGTCCCTCCTAGGAGCAGACAAGACAATTATATCACACGTGCTATAATAAATTATGACACATAGAGAAGAAAATAAAAGATTTCTTTATATACCACAAGAACTATTAAACAATGCAAAGATTTTTTCAGATAGGTTTGATGTTCTTCCAATAATCCCAGACTCAGGAAAATATTTGGAACTAGGTGTAGGTGGGGGGGATTATACTAAGCATTTGTTAGATAACAAAAATTTTGATAGATCTGACCTTATGGATTTTTATAATGAGCCATGTGCTAGATATCAAAGATGGACAGCAGAAAATCATGAAGAGTATGTAAAAGATTTATTAAAAGAAAAAAATATAAAAACAATTAAAGGAAACATAAAAGAAACCATATTAAATTTAGAAGATAAATATAACTATATATATATAGATGCAGAGCACGACTATGATTCAGTATACTTTTATCTAGAACAAGCATCTAGGCTTTTAGCAGATAAAGGAGTTATAGGAATAAATGATTATACTTTTTGGGGATGGTTTGAACAAGAAGAGTATACCTGTGTTGAAGCAGTTAATCAATTTCTAAATAACAACAAAGATTGGCAAGTATTAGCCCTATCTCTTGGCTACTGTAACTACTCAGATATATACATATCTAGAGTTATGGTATAATTAAAGTATAGAGAAGGGCAATAAAATTGGATCCTATTAAATTAGCCAATGCTAAATTAAAAATTACACAAAGTCGCAAAGGAAATAAGTTTAAATACGAGCAACCAGCACCTGGGATACATGTTTACAGCGATGTATGGTTAGATGGTTTTAATTATATAAAAAAACTTGATGACGAGGGCAAGTTTGTTAGAGAAGACTACATACATGATGTCAACGGTAATGAAATTCCAAAAGAAGTTGGAAAAAAAGGTGTAAGCACTTGGGTTACGTTTAAAGAACCAGAAAAAGATTTAGAACTATGTGAAATTTTTGAAGAGGTTATTGATTCTTATTTATGGCATTACGATTTAGATCCACAAAGCAGAGAGTATTGGAGAATAAGCAAATACACTGAGGGCGATTACTTTGGTATGCACCCAGATGATTCATATGGAACACCAAGAACTGTTGCAATGGTGTATTACCCAAATGATGATTATGAAGGTGGAGAACTTGAGTTTATACATTTTGGAATTAAAATAAAACCAAAAGCAAATCAACTGTTTTTGTTTCCAGCATCTTATGTATATGAACACAAAATACATGACATAGGTCCTGGTAGTCCAAGATATACCGTAGTTGCATTTTTTTCTAACATAACTCAAAGAGAACTAGATACAAGATTAGAAAAAATTCCATTTCCATATAAAGCAAACTTACAATACTTAAAAGATTTTAATAAAGATTATCACACAAAATGAACACATTTGCAGACGTACTTGGTAACGATGTTAGTTTAATAAAAACTAAAGAAAATTTTATGGACATTGATGATTATAATAAGATGTTAAAGTTTTTAGATTCTATATCAGCATCAGAGCCACAAAATGGACAACATATTCAAGAGGAAATAGATAAGGTTATTACTTCAGAAATTATTGAAATACAAAATAAATACAATAAAAAAATTATAGATACTGCTACAGAACTTTATGGTTTAGAATTTGTTGATGATGATACACATATGCTTGCTGCCACTATAGCCACTCCAGGTGCTATAACGCCTGTACATACTGATATTATAGAAGGTTTAAATAGAGAAAAGCCTAAAGATGAAGAGTTGGTTAATTGGAGAAATGCTTGGGACGGATACTTATCTTGTAACATATATATAAATGATGACTACTCTGGAGGACAGGTGTACTTTCCAGAAAGAAATTATGAGTTTAAACCAAAAGCAAATTCTTTAGTTATGTGGGCTGGAAATAAAAACTTTATTCATGGTGTTAAAGATCCAATAGACGGAAATAGGTACAACGTTTATAGATCTATAAAATTTAAAGATTTTGACAAATATAATGTTAAATTTTAATAAAATCACTAAGAACTAAAGTTATTTTTGCGTATTGTCTAATTTCTTGTACTTTTTTATTTTTTGATATTTGATCTACCCAATCAGTTATAAATAACTCTTCATTAGTTGTCATATCACAACAAAGGGTAACTTTTTTATTTTTTCCATTTGTAAATTTAAATTGTGTGTCAAACAAATCTAATATGTCATTAATTCTATGTCGCCAAATTGGTATAACCAATGCGGTATCCTGATCTTTAAAGTGTTCAATTGTGTTTTCTGGATATTCCATATTACATGATATAAAAAAATCTCCATTAGTTATTCCACTAGCCACAAAAGCAGATATTTGAGAATTTGGTCCAGGATATACGGTATATTTTAAATCTTGTTCTATGCAGGCTTGAATAAATTGATTTCCTGGATCGGCTATTCCAACTTGACCCTCTCCAGCAACCAACAATACGTCCATTCCATTTCTAATTAAATCCATACATTCTTTGACCTGATACTCATCAGCAAACATCGTGTTCGTGCTTTTAAGTATTCTTATGTCTTTACTCTGTATGTCTATTTTAAAAAAACCTAACAACTCATATAAATTGTCTGGCATATAATCACTATATATGATTTTGCTATTTGTAATTGCATCTATCATTCTTTTGCTTGTATCTTCAACACTACCAATGTGCATTGATCCTACGATTAATTTGCCAGACATTTTATTATTCCTTTTTTATTTATCTAATATTGCTTGTGGATCTATATCTTTTCCTGCTGACCAACGAATGTTGTCACGCATTTCAAAATGTAAGTGTGGACCAGAAGAGTTTCCTGTGTTTCCACTTAATCCTATTTGTTGTCCTTTAGTTACTTTATCTCCTGCTTTTACATCTAGTTTAGAAAGATGTGCATAGATTACCCATCCGCCTTCAACTTTTTGTACTGCTTGAGTTCCATATGATTTTCCCCAGTTTGCTGGTTCAATTTTTCCATCTGC